ACCTTTCCCAACCTACGTCGACATCGTGTACTATATAGAGTGCATAAGACGCTCTTATGCTTTCTGTATAATACATTACCCGTTGCTTCGTTCCTGTGCATACGGTTTTTATGTACATTGCAGTTTTTCGACAGCCAACATTCCATCTATACCAATCAAACACCCTACTACCGGATGCCGCTCAGCATGTTACGTGTGCTCCTATACGGATGCTTTTTCCACAGCGGTATTTCTAATCTGGCCCGCTAACCTTATGTGTTGGATTGTTTTGCCTGTATGGTGTGTTCTAATAGAGCTTGTTTTAGTTTGTCTGAGCCGCCAACTCTTACATTAATAATTCCGTTATAATACTCATCTGTCTCTAATACACGGCGCTCAAACTGCTCTCTTGCCTCAAGGTAAGACATCTCACCTCTGCCTTTACATAGGTATAGTATTTCTCTTGTGAAGTTCTTAGGGCCTAACTTTTCTACATCAGCTTGTAGTCTATCAGATGATCCCCAATAGTCACGCCAGTCTGATTCTTTATAGCCTCTACGTTTGTTCTTTTTGCCTTTGAGAGGTGGCTTAGTGGTTTTAAATTTTGCTAGTTTTTTGCCTACGTACTTTTGCCCAGTGGTAAGATTGGTTATGAGATAAACAAAGCCTTCGTATTCGTCTGGTATTGTGTCAATTGGTTTGCCTTCATAAGTCCACTGCATGAACTTACTTACCGATGCTTATTTTATTTTTTGTCTTTTCTGGTTTGGTGTATGTGCCTAATTTCTTTGTTTCTTTTGTCTGCTAGTGTTCGAACTTTTCTTATACATTGCTGTACAATAGCATACGAACGCACAGATTTTTTACGCTCCCAAACTTCGTTTGCAGCAAAATATTCTAAATATGCCTGTACTAGTTGATCGTGTATATCGTCCATTATTCTACAACTTCGATGTCATTTTCGTAACTGGTAAAGCCGTTTTCTTTTACAACTTTTAGTACGTTACTAACACGACCAACTAGTTCGTCTTTGTGCGAAATTAAGAAAATGTTTTTATTACGTTCTCTACCCATTTTCTTTAAAACTCCTAGAGATCCTTCAACACCAGCAGTATCCATGCCACTATCGATTAACTCGTCAATGAATAACAAGTTAATATTTTGATATAAACTTTCCCAAACATCGCGGAATGCAAAACTCATACCAAGTATCAAACGGTTACGTTCACCTCTTGACAAGTTATCAAAGTCTAAGTCTTGTCCTAGTTGGGTAATTTCTACATTTAGATCATTTTGGAATGCTACTTGATGTGGTAATCCTAATCTATCGAGATAATATGTGAGCCTGTTGTTTAAGTATGCAAGATTTTGATCAATAATTTTTTTACGAATAAAACTATCTTTGTTTGTTAATAATTTTAATAAGAACTCTTGATGGTCTTTGTATTTTTCCAAATCGTTAATAATAGTCCAGTCAATGTCTTGTAATGCTGTATTAGTTAAATCATCTATTTGTTCTTGATAAGGATCATCTTCTTGCTCTTTACTTAGCAATGCTTGCTTTAAATTATCTACGTTGTTTCTATGTTCATATGCTTCTTTTGCAGTTTCATAAAAGGTATTAGGACGTCCGTTAATGTTTCCAATCTCTACTAGTCCTTTCATAGTATCTTCTAACTTACCTGCAACTTCTGTTTGATATGCTAATGCATCTGTTAGTTCTTTATTTTTTCGTGTTTCAATTTCTGCTTTTTTATCTGCATGAAGTGCCTGACCACAAGTGTAACAAGTAGCGTCATCTAATTCTGAAATGTCCTTTTCTGCCTTTTCAACACTTTTAGTTGCACGTAATAATGCGCTTTCTAGTGTACTTTTTTCTTTATTAAGAGCTGTGATTGCTGCATTCAACTCAGTCCAATTTGTTAGTTTATCATGTGCATCGAGTTCTGAATCAATATCTAAATGTTCTAATTCGTCAATACCTTGCTGTAATTTAGAAACATCTTGATTTTTCTTTGCAACCCATGCACGTTGTCTACTAATTAATTGTTCAATACTAGCTTCGATTTTTTCGTTTGCTGTTTTTATTGCTTCAATTTTAAGAGTTTCTTCTGTAATTGAATCTCTTGTAGTTTTAATTTCTTCTTTAAGTTTATTAGCTTTTTCAGAAAGAATAGTGATACCTAGCAATTGTTCAATAATTGCTCGTTGATCATTTGAACGCATCGATAAAAACGGTTCAGAATAGGTGTTTAGTGCTACAATATGCTTAAACATATCATGGCTCATACCTAGTAAATTGTTAATGTCCAGTTGTGTTTGCCGACTATCGCCTTGGGATTCGTCTGACAAGTCTTGTTCATGATTATTGACAAAGAACTTGAGTACATTAGGAGAACGTCCGCGCTCGATCCTGTAGTCCTGACCGTCTTTCTCAAAGTGTAGGGTGACCAACATCCCCTTACTATTTGTTTTGTTAATAAGGTTATTGCGTTTGATGTTGGTCAGTGCTTGACCGTACAAAGCGTAGGATAATGCATTGATTATCGTTGTTTTGCCTGTACCGTTACGGGATCCGGAATCGTCACCTCCTTGGTCTAAGTTTTCGCCAAGCACTAAAGTCAACTGTTCACGATTAAAATCAACAGCCTGAGTTTGGTTACCCACACTCATAAAGTTTTTTACGGTTAAATCTTTAATACGAATCATTTAATATTCAAGTCCGTTATAGATGTCTAACAGCATCTTCTTGTTGTAGTTTTCTGTGTCTAATTCTTGTATTTCACCAGCAACAATTTGATCTACACTTTCAAATTGTTCAATGTCTAAGTCTGTCGAAATTTCTTCAATTTGTTTTTGCGGAATAAGAGTAATTTCTCTACAGCCGTATTGTTTCAAGAATGTTTCTTTAATAAAGTTTGATTCTTCAAAACTAATAGGTAAGTCTAGTGTAACTCTCAAATACATTTTACTTTTAATTAATTTTTCTGCATCGTCAATTAGTTGGCTTAGTTTAACTGTGCGATATTTAGGACAATCTGGCCAGTCAATATATTGTGGTTCTGCATCATTTTCTTTGTCAAGAATCATCATGCCACGTTCGTCATCCCATGCATCTGCATAGTTGTGTGGAAATGCATTGCCGATGTAGTGTATCGAACCTTGCTTTTGTCGTTTGTGAAAATGACCTGAGAATACATACTTTTGATTTTTAAAGTGTTCTCCTTTGAGTTCGCCGTGATCTGGCATTTGTACCATAGCGTTCATATAAAAATTTGGAAGTTCAAAGTGTCCGAAAATATATTTTGCCTTTATTTTTTCAATCTTTTTCCACTCGTCGCCTACCAACCACGGAACAAGTGCTACGTCATCTTCTTCAAATATTTCATCTACAAATGTAACGCCCGGAATGTGTTTTCCAAACATTGTTGAAGCAACTTCGCGTTTGTCTTTGTAGTATAAATCGTGATTTCCTACAAACATATAAAATTTTTCAAACTCGCCACCTAGTTTTTCTAAACTACGCAGTGTTGCATCCATTGTAGTCAGATTTAGACTGTTGCGATTATGGTGCCAGTCTCCACAGAAAATAACAGTTTCGCACCCGTTTTCTTTTGCAGTAGCAATAAACCAATCTACAAATTCTTCACAATCGTTGTTGTGAACTTTGCTGTTGCCTTTGAGACCAAAGTGTATGTCTGTAAAGACTGCCGCTTTTTTAAACAAAATAAGATTCCTCTACTAATTGCTATTATTATAGCACCTTAATTTTTAAATGTCAATGAAAATTATGACTCAGAATTTCTTTTTAGGCTTGCTTCCCATTCTCCGGCGTGTTGTCTTGTAAACGATGGATTTAAATCATTCATTTCTAGAATATCGTCTCTAATGTTTTGGTTGCGTTTTTCAATATTGATAACACGTACAAATGAGTTTGTAACTGCTGCTGTATAATATGCAAAAGGGTTTTGACTTTTAGACTCATCAAACTGTAGTCCAATTTGTGCAAGTTGCAGTATTGCTTGGCCTTTCATTTCGTCGT